GTTAGCGATTGCAGGGTCTACATCAGCAAGGCTGAATAGTTCCAACGCACGTGTAACAAGTACAGAGTTACCATACTCAGCAAGAGTAATAGTAACTGATGTAGGAGCAGCGATTGCTACAGAATCTTTCTCTGTAGATTCTGTCAGAGCAGTTGTTGACTCTGATAGGTCTGCGTATAATTGTAGAATTACGGTTGAGCCAGGATTTGCCAATTTAGCAGGGCGCTTGTCAGCAACACTACGAATAAGGGGTTCTGAACGCAACGCGAAGTCTAATAGACGGTCATAAGCCTTTTGGACTAGACCTGCAGCACCAGCGGTACCAGCAAGGTTGCCAGTTGACGAGGTATATGCATTAGCCATTGTTCACCTCCAAGGTGATTAGGAATTACTATGGATATTAATTGCCTTGAATTATTGAAGTGAGTTCATCTGCGGTAGCCGCATTCATAACTCTATTCATTAAATCTTGGGCTTTGTCAGGGGTCGTACCAAGTTGAGTAACTACATCCTGTTGCCGTAAGGCTGCACGATTTAGTTCCTGTTCCTCAGATACCGCTGGCTCTTTGGTTAATCCAAACAAATCGCCATTGTCGTCAAGCCAGTTATTAACTGACTCTTCACTAATGTCTTCTAAGTCTTTAAGGATTAATCTTTGTGCCTTTGGATTGACACCCTTCTTTTCTAGGACCTCTTTGACTACACGCTCACGCTGCGACTTGGATAATCCCTCAAGTTGCTCAGTGAGTTCCTTAATACGTTTTTCATCGTTGCGCTTGGCTTTTCGTAACTTTTTAAGTAAGTCACTTCCATCCAGTTGCGTTTCGTTGTCGGTATCTTGGTCGTCTTCGTCTTCATCCCAGTAGTTGTTGCTCATAGCAACCCACCCTTCTATTCGTTTAGTTTAGTCGCAAGCCTCAGGTTCCAATCGGGGAATCGGTCTGGCTCTTACTACCAGTCTTTTACGCTGTGTGGGCTGGTCGGTCACACAGGATTCTATTTTAGTACTGGCCTAAGCCTCTATTTTTAGATGCAAATCTTCCAGAACTTCCTTGGAATCTTGCTTCTTCTTCTTTCGTCAAATCTTGTAATGCTGTAAGGTCACTTGCAGATTTATTAATTATTGCTCTTTCAACTCCAACTTGACCAATAGATTGTCTATTAGATATTTCTGCTAATTTTCTTTCTACTGGCATAACTTGAGCAACTTGGCTGAACTTACCTAATGCGGTTTGATAATCAAGTCCAGAACGTGCATAATCAGTTGCTGTCCTTAAATCCAAACCTTGACTAATTTGTGTTGAACCAAGTCCCTGAGACTCTGCTGCTGCAAGAACTTCATATCCAGCAACATCTTGAGCGAGTTGGGCTGCGCCCTTATCACCAGTTGCTAAAGCCTTAGCAAGAGAAATTCTGTCAACATATGGATAAAAACGTTGAATAGTAGACTTTACTTGTTCTGGAGCAAAATCAATTTTATTAAATATATTTGTTACTCTATTATTAAACTCAGTAACAGATACGCCTTTACCTAAAACACCACCAAGAAAGTCTTCAGTTGCTAATTCTCCCAAACCTGAAGCCTTTAATATATCACCCATTTTTGATTCAGCCGCAAAATATTCAGCAATAGTTGGGACTGTAACTGCTAAGCCTTTTACTTTTGCATCTTGTAAAGCGTAAATTCCTTTAAATCTATTTGTAAAATCAATCATATCTTTATTGTTTCTTACATCTTGAAGAGCAAAATTTATAGATTCGTCAGGAGTTGCTCCACCTTTATAAAATTTTGAAACAGATTTATACAAAGTATCTACCCAGGGTTTAGACATCTCTGCCTCACCCATAAACATTCCTATTGTTCTTCTAAAAACATCAATCGCTAGTTCTTGAGTAGTTCCAGTATTAGTTGCAGTACCTGCCATTGAAAGAGGATTACTTCCTCCACCTGAAACAGGATTTCCAGAGGAATCATATCCTCCGCCAACTAAGGGTTTACCATTAGCATCATAACTACCCATTCCATCATTTACTAATGGAACTCCATATTCGCCATATTGTCCTGATACTTTTGCTGTTGCATCAGCCAAAGATACACCAGTAGAAACAAGTTCTTTAATTTGTTTTTCCTGAAGTATTCTAGCCATTCCAGCAGTATCAATGTTGCCGTTAGGAAGTGTTACTTGTTTTCGCTCTGCTGAAGTTAATTGTCCAGATATAGGAGTGTCATTAAAATATCCTTCTGAGTTAATGCCACCACGAGAAGCAAGATATTCTTTGGTATAACCTAGTGCTCTTGCTTCTGCTTCTTTAGCAGCGTTACGCTCTGTACCAGTAATAGTTAATCCTGATGCAGCAGATACTTTTCCAATTTCTAAAGCAGGAGGCGGCTTAGTAGAACCAACATCTAGTGCTTGTATTTTTCTTCCATCTGGCAATGTTACTTCTTTCATTTTGCCAGTTGATTGATAAAATGGGTCTCCTGCAGAGCCTGGAACTACAACAGGTGAGCCACCTGCCTTTGCTTTTTGTTTAGCATCATAAGCACTATCTGCTCCCATTATGCGCCCCCCGTTCCATATCCTTGTGCTTTAAGAAATGCAGTTGCACCTGAAAAGGCCATATCTTTTCCTTTTTTAGTTTTATCAAAGTTGGGATGGTTAATAGCAAAGTTGTATGCTTCTGAAATAGTTGCTGGTGCCATTTTGCCCAAGATTCCATCTGGTCTAACTAGTTTATCAATGTTGGGGTCATCTAATTCAATAGTATTTGGGTCAACTTCCCACAGGTTAGCAACTGTATTAATAATAGGTTCTACTGCGTCCCTAACAGTAAGCCCTGGGGTTGCCTGTAATCTTGGCGCTAGTTGTGGATAAGCCTTTATTGCTTTTTGTGTTAAGTCAGATTTTAAAGCCTCTATAGTTGTTTGACCAGAAGCAAGATTTACACCAAGTTGGTTAATTTCTTTTTGACTTAAGTAGTTAATTCCATTTAACTTAAGAAGATTTCTAATAGCAGCAATTTGAGTGATTGCAGTTGATGGAATCTTTTTAGTATCTTCAAAATTTACCTTTGCCCACAAGAATGATTGAGTAAAAGTGTTGGCATCAAATATTGATGGGGTAATAACAGTCTCAGTACCGCCCTCTGTAGCCTTACGAGTAATTGACTTACCAGAGTTTTTAGCCTCAGTTGATAGTTTATTAAAGTATTCAACCTTATCGGCCTCTGTAAGAAAGGCAACATCAAAGCCAATTGATTTAGCAATTTTATTTAATAGAGCATCTGCTGTTAATCTATCATAATTTGTATAAGTTACATTCTGTCCAGTATTTACTGGAGAGTTCTTTGTTAAGGTTGCTAAAACATCCCAAGGGCTTTGTTTCTGACCTTGTTTAAAAGCCGCAACAGCGCCATCAACGATATCATTCCATAATGCCTGTCGAGCAGAGTTTGTTGGTTGCTTGTTTGCTACACCAAGAAGATACTCTGTAAGAGTAACCTGAGCATCGGCTGGTAGTTTTGCAAATGATTTCTTGATAACACTAGCATCTGCTTTTACTAAATCACCATTTGCTGTAGGCATCCAAATATAAGTAACAGTTTTTTTACTACCCTTAGTAGGTACAACTATTGGTGGTGGGGCTGGAATGTTGGTAGTAGACACTATTTAGTCTCCTTCAATTTATCATTTTGGAAATACCTATTAATTATTTTCTGAAGTGCTGGGTCCCACATTTCTAAAGATTCTTCAAGGTATAAAGACCATTGGTCTTGAACATAACCTTTTGAACCACTAGGGGTATCTTGATAGGCTTTAGTATAAGAATCTCTGTATTCAATAAATGCTTTTGCGTGAGTCCAGAATTGAGTATTTCCAAACTTCTTCATCCATTTTTCATCATTAACAAGTTTTTGCAAACCATAGGCATTTAACCAAGCGTTATCTGCTCCACCTGTACTGGGTTTAAACTCACCCCACCAGGCTTCACTTATTGGACGAAGAGTATCTTCAGCATATCGTTTTAAACTTTCTCTTAACTCTGGAACGCTAAGGTAACTTGCATATTCTGCTTTAATTGCAGCATCATTTAATTCTTTTTTATAAGTGCTATATGCTTTCCAAACACGAGACTTTTCTAATTCAGTTTCAACCATTTGTGGTGTCTTAAGTTGTGAATTTAACTTTGTTCCACCAGGTAAAGTGGTATTTGGGTCATTTAGAAACTTATTAATTTGAGGACTGTATTCTTTTGGAAGGTCAGCAGTCATTAATCCAACAATTTCAGGACTAATTTTTTCTAGTTCTTTTGCAAGACCAGAAAATTCATCCCAAACTCTATCAAATGATTTTTGACTTGGTATAATATATGGTGACATTTCCTTAGAATTCATATACAACCTATCCATAGGAAACTTTCCACCACCAGCAAGGCTTATTTGTTTTTGGAAATCTTGGTCAGCAAGTTTTTTAGCCTCTGAACTACCATAGTTTTTTCCAGTTGCTGGGTTAACTTTGTTTTTATATTTATCAAGTAATATATTGTAGTAGTCATTATAGATTTTATCTGGTCTAGCCTCAACAAATTGAGGTGAACCAAGTAAAGAGAAATATTGTGTTCTAAATTTATTTATATATATCTGTTTTGTTGCATCTAATATACTTTTATCAGTTGGTTTTGGACCAAGTTTTAAATCATAAAGAATCATCTGAGCATTTGATTCAGATACCCAAGAATCCATCCAAGTTTCATTTGTTTTACTCTCAGAAAATACAATGGCAAGGTTACGTGCCCAGGCTGGGGTAAATGTATTTGCTACTTGGCCCTTAAGACTTGGGTTAATACCATATGGGAACATTTGGTCATAATTATACCCAGGAATTTTACCTATTGTATTATTATGAATTTTTTTAAATTCATCTTCACTATTAGGTTTCATATCATATAATTTACCAACAGCAATTGGAACTAACCAAGATGCTCCAGGTAAATTAGCAATAAAGTTAGTGGCCCTAGTGCTAACTGTAATACCTTTACCTTTATTAAATCCCATTTCTTTTGTTCCTGGGACTAGTAAATATTCAGCATCCATTGGGTTCTCGACAGGGTTTCCATATTTGTCTACACCAAAAGAGTTATAAAGAGAATAATAATCGTTTAAGAACATAGCAGTTCTTTTAGGTTTCTTAATAGCAAAACCAGCGTAACGCTGAATACCACTAGCAGCAGCATTTGGAAAAGTAGTTAATACTCTTGCAATGTATAAACCTCTATGCTGGCGAGGAATTGTATAAAATACTTTATTTAACTCATCAACTACTTCTGCAGCCGCTGCTTGTCTTACGGATAATGCTGTAGTTAAACTAACTTCTTGTCCTTGAGATACTAATAATGCTAGTTTGTCGGCTGTCCTATTTTGATGTTCTACTCCACCCCAAATTTGACGAATAAAGTTTTCTGGTTTTCCCAGCCAAGTCCACGCTCTAGAAGTAGCAATATCAACGTTTTGATTAATACTTTTTGTTAACGAAGTTGGATTTGCATAAGGAACTTCTAGTGGATGAATTGGAACCATTTGGTCTAATTTATCTGATAAAAGTTTACCTAAGTCAGTTTCTTTTACGGGACCAGCAGCAGCAAGTGCTTTTGCTTCATCTGTTGGCAAATGTCTGTTTACATAAGTAATACTGTCGTCAACAATTTGGTTTATATCACTAGTTGGTCTACCCATATTTGTTGCGTAAGACCTACCTTGACGAGTCGTAGCCCATTCTAATAATTCTGAACGAGACTGGCCCGCTAAAATTCTATCAATTAGAATATCACCACGCATATAATTATTAACCACATATGTTAACTCACCAAAATATGCTGGGTCAGCAGTGTTGGTTATCTTAGATGGACCTTTGCGTGTAATGGAAGTAATTCTTCCAGCAATTGCTTGATTTCCTAAAAACTCTATAGTTCTAGTAGCGTTTTGTGAAATTTCACTAACATATCCATCGCCAAGATAATTTTGATTTGCAAATGATGGGAATGTAATTTTTTGTCCATTAGGCAAAACTCGCGTAACCATATCTGGCATTGCTGGTTTCTTTTGGTAACGACCATCAGCAATTGAAAATATTTCTGCTTTTTCTTTTAATTTAGGACCAGCATTTGTTAAGGCTTGGCCAATTTCATCGTATGCTTTAGCAATTCTAGCATTGATTTCAGTTAATTCTGGGGCAAGGGAATTAATTTTATTACTTGCTTCTGCAACTAACGCCTCTGCACGTGCAACTAAGGATGCTTCTTGCTTATTAAATTCAACTACCCGTTTTAAAGTATCTTTATATTCTTTTTGTGGTTTAGTATCCTTGATTTTTAAAGATGCTAATTTTTCTGAAGAAACTTCTTTTCTTAAAGTTTCAATTCTTTTTTGTAAATTATATAAAGATGGAACATCTGATGGAATAGGTTTGGCACCATACTCAATTGTATACTTATTCATTGCTTGCTCTAATTCATCTACTACTTTTTCAGCAGCACGCAAATCTTCTTTAACGGCATCTGCCCAGTCCCGCTTTGTTGCTGGAGAAACCCCAGGTGTATTACTAAAATGTTGTTGATATTCAGCAAAAACTTCATCACGATTATTTATTGCTTTATTATATTGCTCAGATAATATTCTTACTTCTTTTTGAATTTCTTTTTTAGCGCTTGGAAGAAGTGTTTTTGATTTTTCAATATTTCTCATAACAAAATTAGCACTATTTTGAATCATTTTAGTTGATACTGCACCACCTAAAGCGCGAGTAAATTCTAAACCATTTGCTAAGGTTGCGCTAAGTACTGGTTCAAATACAGCATTCTTTGGTATGTAAGAAAATTTATATAATTGAGCAAAAGAAAATGCTTTATTTCCCAGTTCAAACACAGACCTAGCGGCTGCGCCCATATCTTCTATTTTATTTCGTGAACCACCCAAGATTTGTTTTTGATTTAATCGTGCTTGTTTAATAATCATTCTATCTAGTTCACCGATTGGTAACATAGCGGTAGAATTTACTAATTGTTTTTGAGTCATTGGGTTTACGTTAATTCTTACGCCAGTTGGGTCCATTGAGTATCCAAAATTACGCAAGTCTCCGTGAACAGAGTTAACGTTTGTCATTAATTCTTCAACCCATTGGTCTAATACAGCGGTGTCGTTAAAATCACGGCTGCGAGCAACGGTTATTACTAAAGATTTATTTGCATTTTTTACAACTAGTTCACGTTGACCATCTGTAGTGGCAGAAACAAACTCATCAATAATATTACGTCTATATTGAGATACTGTCATTTGTCCAGTAGGAGTAGTTACTAAATTATCACCTCTAGTAAATAAAGGAACATCATCAAAAACTGCCATTAACTCATCAATACCGTCAAGTGGGCGTAAACCAGAATGTGTGACAATACCCTTTGGCATTGATGTGCCAAACCAACGCATTAATACTGTTACTGGTTTGCCAATAATGTTTCCGCCAAGAATGGTCTGAGTCATTCCACCAATTTGAGAAAAATCTCTCTCAAGTCTTGCGGTTTTAATTTCTCCAAGACGGGAACGTGCTGCAATAAATGCTTTCTTGCCAATTACTGGTTCAATTGCTTTATTACCTGAACCAAAGAATCTTGGTTCTGTTGCAAATACACCAGTTTCTGGGTTTTCAACTTCTTTTAAGAATGCATCATATATTTCTTTCTGTTTTGGTTCCTTAGCAATTGCCTCATCAAAAGCAGAACTCCAACGTGCCCTTTGTTCAGTTGTGTAAGTAGGCAATTTTCCATTTTCAATAAAATAACCTTGGATTATTTTACTTCCATCACCCAAATACCATAAATCATCTTTACGACCTGCAAAGGAAAGGCGTTCAATTGCTGGGCCATAACCTTTATCGGCTAATAATAAATCACGAACAAACTCTGGGTCTTTAGTTTCTCTAACTAAGTTTGGTAAACGTGGATTAAGGCTATATCTTTTATCAACAAGAATACGCGTAATATTAATTATATTATCAGATTCTGCTAAGTCTTGAATATCTTGACCAAAAACAGTTTTAGAAAACATTGGGTCAGCGCCATTGGTTTTTAGAAAATTAATATGAGAGTCAGCAAGTTTTTCATAATTAACCATAGCGTTTATATCATCTACCGCTATCTTAGTGTTTAAGCCTGCTTTCATTGCTCCCATTTTTGCAAGAGCACCAGCGCCAGTAAATACTTTAGCGATTGCTACGTTTTTACCAATAAAATCTGTAAAACCAGTTATCCATTTTCCAGCAGGATTATCTACAAAATGTTTTTTTATGCTTGCATCATCCCATAAGTCTACTTCTTTTAAATCAATTCCAGCCTGTGTTAATGCTAAATGCTCAGCAATGCCTAATGGGTTAAATGCTGATAATAAAGATTTAGGTAAAGATTGACCAAGAGATACAAACTCACTTCGGTTCCAAGCATCTTTAACATCTGAGAATTGAAATCCTTCGCCATATTTTCCCTCAGCATAAAGTGGTGAGTATGGGTCAGTTGCTAAATTAACAGTTGAAATTCCACGAGCAATTGGACTGAAAACATATTTTTCTGCTTTTTCAGCAGCATATAAAACTGGGTCTGCAATTTTAATAAGTGTTGAATCTGTTGTTGGCACACCAGCATTTTTAAGAGATTTTTGAAGTCCTTGTTCGGCAGCAATACCTGCCTGGGCTGCTAATTGTGGATTGCCTTTAAATACGCTAGAAGTACCAAGTCCTGTTACACCTGATTGTAAAAATCCTGATACTAAACCAAGGTATGGCTGAGCAAGTCCTTTTCCAGTAAGTTTTATATTATCCCAAAATGACATTATTTAACCACCCCAACATTAAAGGTTGAAGGCCCGCCGCCTTTTACATCTTCTCCAGTTAAAGCCATAATGAAAATATCGCGGTCCTCTGTAGATTGCCAAGGAACCATTGATAAACAAATTGCAGTTGGAATATTGTCGTATCCTAAAGAATTTCCAAATTTGTCTAAATGGTCAAAGAAATTATTTTCTGTCCATTTCATCCAATTACCTTTTGTTTAATAGCATTAACTAATTTTTTGTATGTATCAGGAGTTCCAGGTAATCTTGTTATATTTATTAATTCTGGTAAATATCTTTGCATTAAGTATAAACCCTCAGCCATATTCTGGTCTTGATTACTTTGTTGTCCTTGTAAAGTTTCGCTACCGCGTCCTCTACCAACATCTACTCCATCGGATATAGGAAGTGAATCTCCACTATCAGCATCTAATGGTGTTGCACCAGCAAGCATAGATGATGCTAAATCTTGAGTAGGTTCGGCTGCTTTGATTGACCCTACAGCAACATTGCCTTCTACTCTTGAATCATTTAATGCTTTATTTTCTCCATATTTAAAACCAGTGTAATCTCCATTAGTACCATTTCCGCCCATTGGATTAACATTTGCAGGATTATATTGTGGCCCACCATTGGCACCGCCACGAGTTTCTGGTGAATTCATTGACGACATTTTATCCTCCTACTTAGTAAATTGTGTTTTTGTGTGAACTGGTCCACCGCACCAAACATTGTATTGAATTGCTACATTGACTGCTTTTTTAGCAGCACCTGATGCTTTGGCGTGTGTCTTTGTTTCTACTTCTATCATTGCTAAAGCGCCAAGGGCTAACCCTCCACCTGCGCCTATTCCGTATAAGCCTCTATCATCTCGCATATATCCATAGTCATCACTAACTTGATATAAATTTCCATTAAAACAAATTAATGCATCCCATCCAGCATCATCATCGTTCTTATTCTTTGGTGCTGGGTCATAACCTGCTTCAGTTAGAGTTTGTTTTATAGAGGGTAATACTCTAATCATCATAAATCTATCTGGGTCTTGTGTCTTAATTACTTTAGGTGGTTGCCATAGATTATTAAGAATATCTCCCGCTATAGCATCACCTGCTACTGCAACTAGATACTCATTAACCTTAACTATCTTGTCACACCCTTTGGCTACATACGGTTTATCTGTATATGTAGTCATTGAGTCTGCTGCTAAGACAGCCCAACCTTTACCCTGAACACCAACAATTGCAGTCATAGTCCCCTACTTAATTAGCCCCTAGTTACTACTCTTGCGTTTCCTTTTCCACCTGCGGTTAGACTCGAAAGAATTGTTTGAATGTCTGGTGGTGGAGTAGGTGCTGCTATTTGTCCACCTTGTTCTGGTGGAAGAGCGCCTCCTGCTGGAGCACCAGAGGGAGCAGGGGACGTTTGCTCAACCATAGGATTAGAAACTCCAGCAGAAGGAACTGGTTGCTGCGGAGCGAAAGTGGCTTCAATTGCGTCTTCTAGTGCTTGACCCTTTTGGCGAGCCTTGATAACCGCAGCAATCTTATTTACTATTCCAGATGCATCTTGTCCACCTGCAACCATCTGTGGAATTGCTTGACTTAGTGCTGTAAGAGAACCAAGAAGAGAGGCTCTCATATTTTCAACTTCAATTTTTTCTAACTCTTGAGTTACGTTAACTGTAAATGGCAACTCACGCATAGCCATATCTTTAGATATTAAGCCACCACCCAAGGCTTGTAGCATAAAAATAAGTCCCTGTGCTGGGTTTAATCCTGCAAGCATTCCGTAACGAACATCGGCTGAGTAGTCACCTTTAATATCTTTGGTTGGCTTGTAGGTAATTTCATATGGAGAACCAGAGTCTACACCACGAATTGTTTTTTCTTGAGGGTAAATAATTTCATCAACTTCAAAACAGATGCTAATTACATCACGAAGTGCTGCAGCAAAGATTGCTTGTGCTGATTTAACCTGTGTATCAAAGGCTCCCATAAGAGCCTGTACACCTTGACCAGTAACAATAGAAGCATCAATGTTTCCAGTACGAGATTCTGGATAACGAGTTCCTACTCTTAACTCTTGGTTAAGAATGTTTTGTTCTGTAAAGGCACCCTGTGGTAATGTTAGTTCTACTCGGCGAACACCTGCTGGGTTGGCGGTACGGATAACCGCATCTCCACCCAACTGTAATTCCTGTACATCTTGTGGAAGTACAATAGGGGCTTGTACAGATTTTTCTGCAGCCTCCATAGCAAGTAAAGCAAAACGATTACGAAGTAACTGAATTCCAAGTACATCGTCAAATTGTCCACGTAGTTCGCTGTCAATAGACGGCTTACGTGCTACAACTATCATCATTTTCCCAAGCGGATTTAAAGCCTGAGATAATATTAAATTTTGTCTTGCTGGTATATAAACTGTTGATTGGTCTTTATCGTAGTACCGAATCATTTCTATCTGGGCATTTAGATTTTGTTCGTATCTATCAGGGCCAAGTAGTTCTCTTTCATACTCTGGGAACTGGCTTACTAATTCACCTAGTGTAAGACTGTATCTTTTAGCAAATGCTATACAACGACCATAGCGGTCAAACTCT